GAGGTAGTAAATATGTCGGGCTTACGCAAAACCGCCTTTGCCGAAAAAATCAATGTATCTCAGTCTTTAATAAGTTTGATTTGCTCCGGCAAAACCGGGGTAAGTGATCGCACGATCTCCGATATATGCCGGGTATTTGGTGTAAACGAGATTTGGCTGCGCACCGGCGACGGTGAGATGCTTGCCAAAAAAACGCGTGAAGAGGAGCTTGCGGAAATATTTGCGAGGCTGCAATACAACGACGATGCAAAAAGCCAGTTGATCTGTGCCATTGCCCGTATGCCGGACGAAGCTTTTCCGGCGTTTTTGGCCTTTGTCAAGCAGCTGTGCAAAAACCTTACAGAGGAGGCCGAAGAGGCCGAAAAGTAAAAAAGCCGGGAGCGCATTTTCAGCAGCTCCCGGCTTTAACATTATTCTTTCTTGCTTCAACATTATTCCGCTTTCCGCCCGGCATTGTTCTTTTTGTGCTCGAGTGCGACGGCGTAAAGCTCCCGCACCACCGCCACGGGCAGATCACGCAATAGCTTTACGATCTCAGTGATTAGGTTTTCGCGGCGCTCGTTTTCGTTCATGCTTTCTCCTCTCCTTATACACAAACATTTGTTTGACTTGAGATTATCATATTTTGCGCGTATAGTCAATGGATTTTCGCAAAGATGTCCTACGATGTCCTGCAATGTCCTATGATGTCCGCTTTCGGCAGCGCAAAAATGATCTTGTCCATGATTTCTTCCATTGTTTATACCGTCTTCATTTGTTCAACTCCGTTCTTTTTCTAAAAAAAATTTTGATTTATTTGTTGACTACGTGCGTTTTTAGTGATATGATACAGATAAATTATGAGGTAAATATACGAAATGAGGTAAAATATTATGGCTTTGTTCTCAGGATACCAAAAAAACACCGCACAAAATGTCTATGCAAATATGCGCCCATATCTAGCTCAAAAAGATGGTGCGGTTCACGTCGTGCTGATAAACAGTTTTTCGCAGCTTGCTAATCAGGTCTTTAAGTGCGATGAAAAATACACAACGGAAATTGACTATGTTTTAAACTGCATGCAAAGGGAAGGCTACGAAATCTTGGACATAAAATTTAATTCGATTCCCAATCAGGGGATGACGGGAAACCGGACGGGATTTAACACGCTTATCACCTACAGATAAGCCTTTCGTTTGATTAAATAATAGGCCTCTCAAACGGTGGTGTAAATATTCAATTTTGCATAACAGTACTTTATATATGACTTAAATTACAAATTAGGTACTTCTTATGGATTTTTCGACAATCGATTTGGACGCGCTTATACCAAAGCTGGAAGATCGACGCGTCTCGCTCAACTTATCTTATCAAAACGTTACGGACGCTTGTAATGTCTCACAAAGTACAATTATCCGCATTTTTAAACGGCAGGCCGACCCGAGCATCGTTGTGCTTAGATCTATCCTTGCCGCCGTCAAATATGACATCGTTACACCGCCGATGCCGGACGAAGGCTCCGAGAACGAGCAGATCGAGTACCTGAAGAAAAGCATTGAGTTTGAACGCGAAGATAAGATTGTGCGACTCGCGCAGCAAGAAGCACAATTTATGCGCCAGCACAACGAAGATCGGCGGCTCGTTCGGATTTGCTTGATTATCTGCATCATCCTTGTGCTTTTCGTTTGCTTCTTTTTTGGCTACGATATCGCAAACTTAGATCGCGGTTGGATACAGGCTCGCTCCGCTTCCGGCGGTTTGCTCAAATAACAAAATCCCGTGGATACAAAAACGTATCTACGGGATTTTCAATAATAGGAGGTTTTTACAATGGC